GAGATCTGCACCTCTTAGGTCTGCCCAACTGAAGTCTGCACCTCTAAGATTTACATCTCTGAGTTTTGCCCATCTGAGGTCTGCCCCAATGAGGCATACCCCTCTGAGGTCTGTCCATCTGAGATCTGCACATTTTCCATTTTTGTTATTTTCTAGCCACTTGCAGTGCTCTTCCAAAATAGTTTTTATTTCTGAACTTGTCATTATTCTACTATCTCCTTCTCAATAGCCACGATAATATCTGCTGCTTTCTTCTCCCCTATACCTTTGACACTTAACAAAGCTTTTTTAATCAAGCTGATATCTAATCCGGGTACAGATGCCTGCCCATCCTCAAAACCCGACTTATACATTGACTCCGCCCATAAGCTCATCTGGTGATGATCCATCTTTTTTATGTTTAGATAATCTTTTCTGTTCAGTTCAAATCTCTTTTTAGCCATATTTTCCTCTTATAAATTCAAATTTCTGTATATTATTAATCCTAGTTTCTTTGCATATTCGTACTCTTCTTTTGCTCCCTTGGATGTTTCCCACCCGGGTATCATATAGATTGCGTCACACATCTTGATCAATTCAAAACAAATACGCATATACTCATCGTGAGTTCCATACGCAAATACTGTGAAGAGATTTCCGGGATTTATTATCCTACAACCCTTGAATCTATCTTCTAGCTTTCTTGCCGTGCTTGCGAAACTTCTTTGAAAACCCGGATTACCTGTTATTGCTCCGCTTATGTATATTATCATCTACTACCTCCAGAATATCCATGTAATAATAGCCACAAACACTAATGTAGCTATATATGCTATTAATACCGTTAAACCCATGCCCTCTTTCTCCTTATGCTCTATTTCGCAAATAGAAGCGATTTAAGGCTGTTTTAATTTTTATCCTGCAATTCTAGCTTGAATACATTATCGTTTAATATACCCCCTACTTTCGATATGAATTTGGCTATGTTATATCCAGCTCCTATCACCTGTGTTTAATCTGCCCAGTTGCCTTGTTAGTTTATATACTATTCTCTTGTTCAACTCATCTTCACTGCCGGATAATTTTACAAGCTGCTTTAGCACTATAGTTACATCTGCTATTTCATCTACTATCTCATCAGACAGCGTATTGTCGTTATCACTTGACATAACAGAGCTTAGTATGTCTTTTTGTAAAGCAACTATAAGTTCCCCCAATTCCTCAATAGCCTTACCCTTCTGAAGTGGCAATCCGTAATGATTGCCTATTTCATTTACCGCCCAATCTTGAAAATCTAAATCTTTCATTGCCTTATTCTCCTTTTCTATCTACTGATCACAACTCGCCTGCTTGTCTCTTTCATCAAATTCATTGTGAAATACTTTTAACAATTCTGTTACTATGCTATAGTCCTTGCCCTCTTCCGCTATTTCCACAGACTCATCAATGAGCTGCTGAGCCTGTTCACGACTTAAGGGCAATTGCACATCTCGCCACTTTACGAACCACTGATTATATATTTTGTTCATGAAATAGGTTAATTTGTCGTTACTTATTGTTAAATACTCCATGTACCCTCCTTATTGTTACCGCCCGTTACCTTAGAGTTTTTCAAGATGGTTACACATTAAACCCTCATAAACACGGTATTTGCGACACCTTGTTACCATGTTCCCATTGTTACCACTACTTTTCCCATATAGGGAACTGAAAATTAATTATTCAAATTAATTGAAAAATAAATCTCTATATATATGTACGGTTGGCGGACGGTAACGGCGGTAACATGGTAACAATGTTCCTTAAAGCCCCATAAATAGGGCGTTTACGGCGTTACCACTTACTTGAAATTTGTTGCCTCGATGGTTACTTAAAAGGCAACTCCATCTGTTGTTCTTCTAAACTTAAAAAATCACCACTATGCAACTTCAAGAAAATACATCTCTGAATCATGTCACCAAAACGATAATTTTTGTCAAGCCTGTCTTTGCTGGTTTTTATCAAGCCTTTATGACTTGCCCATGACAAAAATGATTGCCTTGAAAACTTGCCTTCCTCACACAATCTGCTGAAAACCTTGCTTATGATGATCGCATAGCCGCCACTCTTAGATCCCCACTTCTCGACATTTTCTGCCTTATCATCAAACTTAGCCGGGTTCATAGCTATAGAGTCAAGCAGGAATTGATAACATCTTTCATTATCCGACAGTTCGTTTCTGTTTATTAGAACCTGCTTTGCCTGTTCAATGTTAAGATACTGCCCGTCCTTGAATAAATAGTCTGTTGCAAGCTTATCAGCTGTTAGGACAATTGACAGTGATAAGCTTTGTTTTTGCATCTTTTCATCGCTTGAAAGAATGTCCATAAAACCTTGTTGTATCCGTTTAATATCTTCAATATTCATAGATTTAACAAGATCCACAAACTCTTTTCCGGCATGACCGAAGTTGCTTTTTACCGTTTCGGCTGTCAATCTCGGATTGTCAAATAATTTTCTGCCACATTCAACTTCAAGTATTCTGTTCATAGCTCCGCCTTGCGTTACATAACTTGACAACGGACGCTCACCGTTGGTTAAAATGCAATTTTTCCAATGGCTTTCTCTGTTTAATCCGAGGTCTTTATTAGATCTGGTCTTTCCCTTGCCTGAGCACAAATCATATATAAGCCCCTCAAAATTCTCTTCCAGTTTTCTATTCTTTTTACTACTGTCATCAAGGCATAAGGGTAGGTGATTAAGTAAATCGCATACAGCTTCCAGTCCTACTTCAGTACCTTTGTAGTCCTTGATATAAGCTGACTCGTCTGGATCTGCCCAAACAGATGCTGCAACCATTAAGGCAACTGACTTTCCGCCCTCAGTTTCTCCCCACAGGTCTACAAAAAAAGGCAAGGCATTAAGCGGCTTAACTAATACACTTGCGAAACTTGCTGCAAGCATGAATTTAGCCTCCATGCGTTCAGATTTTCGCAATTCACACATATGTTCATACCATTTAGCCCTGTTGCCAGTCGGTTTGACAGTTTCAACTATCTGACCGAACTTAGCATCCGCATCAAAAGTAATTTCAGTGTCATACGGCATAAATCCGCCCTTGATCCATCCTAGTTTTGAAGTCGAATACTCAACTTTTATGATAGACTCGTTTGCATTCTCTACATCGGCTAAGTATTTGACTAAGCTTTTAGCATTTTCAGATGTTACGGCTATACCTCTGCTTGACAGATTAACTATCTTACTTGCAGAGCTAACAATTACTTTAGGCACTATTGCCTCTTCCCATTTGTTATTGCGTTTAAAAGCAATCTTCAATTGCTCTTCGCCTGTCTCCAAGTTTCTAAGCCTTTCAATTGGAATAATAGGGTGATAACATGCACTACTTTCAGCTTGTCCATTAGTATTATTTATCTGGTATATGCCGGTATCATCAGCTATCCATCCCCAACACTGCATAGATTTGTAAGGTCCGGTAAATTCCGTGTAATTCCCTCGTCCTTTACTGGGTGCTTTTTTTTGCAACTCTTCGTCAACTTTTTTATAAGCCCTGTATAAAGAGTTGAAAAAAGTAGTTATTTTTAACTCTTTTGCCCTTGCCTTAAGGGAATTATGTATCCTTGCCCTTTTTATTTCGTCCGGCTCACTAAATAAACACATGAACAGCTCTTCAGATGTTAGGTCTTCAGCACTTAATTTCTCTATAAAATCATCATCTAATCTGTCCAATTCAACCATCTATTCAAGTCTTCCTCCTCCCAATCATCCCAACTGTTTCGAGTTGCAAAATTGTTGTATAAATATAAGAGTTTATTGTATGCTTTTGCCCAGTCATCTGAGAGTTTTTCTGCGTCTTTCAATATACATTTATACTTTTTTATACTTTTTACTTCCTCCGCCTCAGCCTCCTGCTGCTTTTTCTTTACAATCTCTTTTCTTTCCGTATTTTTCTTAGATTTGTAAATACTTAGCTTTTGGCTAAAGCTTAATTCTTCTGTGTTTCCGCCCAACATCTTAAAAGCTGTCTGAAAATCCATATTGTTGTACTTTTGTTCAAAATCAAGTACATCACCATGGGCACCACATCCGAAACAATGAAAAGTTCGGTCATATATTTTCATTGACGGCGTTTTTTCGTTATGGAAGGGGCAGCATATAAAACCGCCCCTATTCACCTTGATTGCATATTTATTCAGAATGTCAATCATCCTGTATTGTTGTTTTATTTCCTGAAGAGTCATCGCATGAACCTCCCGATAAGATTTCTATGATCCGCTTCCCGGTATCTTCTTTATTACAAAACAGGAACTCACAGCCGTACTTTTCCTGCATTGTGGTTAATACTTTTTGTAACTTTTCTCCAGTCATAGCGTTCGTCTCGTATTCTATCCAACGCCCCAAGTTTGGATTGTAAATCCTCTGCTTTCGCCTTGGATTTTGCCATTTATGAACATCTTCCAAGGCTCTTACTTGCCCGCCATGTTCGCACAGGATAATAAGCTTTATGCCGTTTTCTTGTGCTCTTAAAAGCTCATCCCTAAACCTTTTGTGTTGTTGACAAACATTGCCGCATAGTTCGGCTAAATTCTGTTTACGATCTATTACAAGCCGGGGATTGTCATAAGACATATAGTCACCGACATACAGCTTTGAAACGAAATGATTTACTCCATGTTGGTCAAACTGTGTTTCAATTCTGTGCAGTTGACTTTTACCTTCTCTACTGTCACACTGTATCATCATAATTCCAACGCCTCCTGTGTGCTATTGAGGAGACATGAGACTCTGATATATTAAACATTTTTGCAAGGTCGCAATTCCTATACTCTCCTCCACATGATTTATGATTTTCTCTTATAAAAGAAATGCAATTGTATCCAATCTTGCTCTGCGGGTTTTTCTCTCCACGAAACAAACCAGCCCTGGAACCATAATTGCTATTATATTTATGATTGCACCATTCTAAATTATCCGCAGAATTATTTATTTTATCTTCATCTTTGTGGTTTACTTCTTTGAAACCATGCGGATTAGGGATAAAAGCACATGCAACTAAGCGATGAACATTTTTGCTGTATCTTTTTACTCCGCCTTTCCCTAATCCAACATGCAGATAATTATTTTTACCATCAAAACCCTGTTTGAGAATTTTCCCAACTTTCATTCTACCCATGGAATCCACATGAGAAATTGAACGAACTCTACCAAGATTGCTAACTTCGTAATACTCAAACCCTTTGATAGGTTTCCAAACTTCATTGTTAAAATTCACCCAATTACCTCCTAATTAAAAGGCAGACCCTGATCATCTACATTATCAGGTATATTCATAAAGCCATCTACACTCGCCTTCGATGGATCCGGTCTACTGCTGCTATCATAACCGGATGTACTGTTCTTACTTTCCACAAACTCAATGTCTTCGGCAATTACATCAGTTGTATAGACTTTTTGACCTTCGTTATTTGTATAGCTACCGGTTTGTATCCGACCATTCAGGGCTATTTTTTGCCCTTTTCTGAAGTACTTCTCTACCACCTCACCAGTCTTTCCAAAAGCAATGCAACTAATAAAGTCCGCATTGTTTTCACTGTCTCTCTTTACTCTCCTGTCTACAGCAACGGTAAATCTTGCTATAGCCATGGCGGTTTCTCCATTACTGTATCTAATTTCAGGATCTCTTGTAAGCCTTCCCATTAGTACCACTTTATTCATACAATCTCCTTTATTCTGTTTTAGGGAAAGAGCCTTCATCTAAGCATTTACTTAAGTAAAAAAACTTAGGCAAAAACTCTTTATTTATAAACTTCTCATCATATTCAATCGGATGTATACTTATCCTTGACTTATCTATATCAAGATAGTAATTGGCATATTCTGCTTCTGTAAGGGCATAGGCTATAATATACGCCTTTCTAATGCCCGTAGCATACATTTGTACTTGTACCTGCTGCCAATATGCTTTAGATACCTTAAAAGTCTTATCCAGCTTATGAGTTTTGATCTCATATATGGTATCCTTAGTGCATCCGTCAAGGTTTACTCTAAGTCTTCCCCATATGATTTGAGCGTCTTTCACAAGCTTGGGGACATTAATTGCATCAAGTATCCTATGTTCATAATACGTCCCGGCAAGCATGGCATCCGTTTTCATATCTCTACTTGAAAACCCTTGCTTAGTTCTATACCAAGCTTCAAATGTTTTTGTTTCATAGTTACCCATTACAAAACGCACATCTGAAGCTCCGATATAGTAGCTCCTGTCTGAGTCATGTATCATAATTAAGATTCTTTAAGCAAAACATTTAGATTATGCTCTACCGCTGCAAGGGTCTTATACATATTCAGATAAGACTGTAACTCTTCTTTAGTTCTTCCTAACTTTTCAGCTATATCAGTAAGAGTAAAGCCTTTTTTGTTCAATGCCGTAACGGTTTCAAAGACTCTTTCCTGTACTTTATTGATGTCATGATATTGATTAGCATTTTGCTGCTTTTTCTCGTCCTCATCCTCTTCTTCCAACCATAAATCGAACCCTAATCCGGTATATATAGCTACTCCTTTTACAAAAGACCTTGTCATTGAGTTCCATATTCTTTGCTGACTCATGGAATTATCCTTTACCGGATTTGCTCCATTCATTAACGGAGATTGCATATAGTAAACTTTATCATCTATATGTATCTCTATTCTTGTCTCATAGCAGCGGTTTGTTACTCCGTTTTTATCTGTAAAAACTTCATTTGTTGCTATCAAACTTGAGCCGGTAGCAGGATTTTGTATCGGAAGGAAATAAACCACTTCCGCTCCGTTTTTATGCAATAAATCTATGCACTTGCTATAATTCAGGTAATCCATACCGTCTCTTTTTTTGCAATACGGTCTTACATCAATTTGACGCATTTCTTCATAGCTTTTCAACATTCTTTATATCTTCCTTCCTTAATTGTTTATACTTATACGGAATTTATCTATACAATCCTCGCATACATAATCGCCTTCAATCATGTATGCATAGTCTTCATAAATCCGTTCACCACATTGACTGCAAAGCGGCAAATCTTTTTCCTTTTCCTCAAGCGAAGCATAGTATCTTTCTGCATCCGCTATCGGGTCATCTGTTCTAATACCAATCATCTTGCCCTTCTTTCTCTAATATGCTAAAATACTTGTGCGTGTTTTTATTTGTGCCTGTCTTCCTGAAAGGGTAGCAGGCTTTTTATATCTGTATCTAATAATAAATCTGCACAGCTTAGATACATTTTTTTATTAGTTTCTATCTCCCTAACCTCAACCAAATTCGGGAACAGCTTTGTTACTTTTACAAGTGCCTTTATCTTCTTCGTTCCCTTGCCAACAGATTTTTCTGAAGGGTCAGGATACAGATAATGAAACTTGTCGCCTATTTTGATAGTTTGCATTATTTCCCTTGTAGTTATGCTTGCCTGTCTGGTATTTCCTATCATGCCAACTCCTTATAGTGTCCTGATTTCCTCATGAAATCTGGCACATCTAATTGTTTATTCTGCTTTTTGATTGTTACTGAAAGAGCCACACAATCATCTAATTCACTATATGCTATGTGAGTAACTTTGCTTTCATCAATTTGCATGTGCTCTAGGAAATCTCTTAATATCATGCCTCATATCCTCCTTAAGTAGTTCTTTTAATCTCTTAATTGTTTTCTGGACATTATTTCTATACCTTAGATGGCAAAGATCTATATCATTTAGATAACAGCTACAATCCTCGCCTTCCATTTCCGGCTCCCAGTGTGGTGTAAATATTCTTACACTTGCTATTTTCAAATCGGGTCTTGTTTCAAAAAAAACTTCTCGCTTTTTCAAGACATTGATTTGCAGGCACAAATCAAATACTTCTTTAGCTCTCATTGCTTCTTCACTTGTCACAGTTTCACCTCTATTCTTTCCAGTCCCATTTGACTTTCAATTTACTTAAAACCTTGTCTTTTAAGTAAAAGGAGTCATATAAAAACTCCTTAAAACTTGCAGGAAAATCTTCACTAAGTTGTTCGAGAAATAAGTTCGTATAACTCTGCAAGTTTTCATGACTCAATTCCTCTATATTTGACACATAAAATATTCTATTCGTTTTAGCTTCAACATTCAGCACATCTTCTGTATCAAATCTTTTATGATCAATAACAGCACCTATCAATTCTGCCAGTTCTGTTATTGTCTGTACGCTCTTTACAACTCTCGATATCTTTACCTTCATACCTTCCTCCTAAAAGATACTTGCCTTTTCTTCTGCCGTTAACCAACCTCTGTTATTGAGCCTTCTCAGCTCAACTAAAGTAAAGGTGTGCGGCTCTCTATTCCTCTTTTTGTATGTTTTTTCAGAACACCCAATTATTGCAGCCATTTCCTTGTCAGTTTTTCTGTAAGCTCCTTTTATTCTTCCAAGTATTCCTCTCAAAACTTCATCCTGCTTTTGTTCTCTGCCATGTGCCAGTTTTGGCATTTGATCACCTCCTTACTCGCCCGGATCATCAATGTAAAATGCTATACTCATCATTAAAATTACTGCCAATATGCTTCCTACTGCCCCCATACTTCCCCCTTGTATTCTTTAATTGCATTCTCCAGTTCAGTTATAAAGTCTCTCATTCCAAATTCTTCGGAACCCTCTAATTCATAAATTAATTTTGAAATTTCAAGCTCTTGTCTAATTGAACTAAGTATATTTGCTCTGACATCTTTTTCTAGTTGCAAGGGATCTATATATTCCCTGACTATCTCCTTTTCTATGTAATTGTTTACAGATAATGAGTAGTCATTTTCTGTTACTTGAGATAACGAAACTACATTGCTTTTATTCAATTCAGTATCAATAAATTCTATATCTGTAGTAGCCCTATTCTTTTTCAGGACAAGAATAATCGTTGCTATTTTTGTATCTGTAAACTTATCTCCCGGAATGTGTACGACCTTATCAATCCAGTTTTGCTCAACCATATACTGCCTAATCTTCCCTTCACTTGCTTTCCTATAAGCAATACCCGGAAAGTTAAGAACCGCTGCCGTTCCGCTGTCAGAAAGTAAATGCATGATATGTAACAAAAAGGCATAATCAGCTTTACCGGCAGGTGGCAAACAAGGAGCATTTTCAAACCTTATATCTGTCTCTTGCTCCCACTTTACACTAAAGGGTGGGTTTGCAACTATACAGTCAAACTTCATATCCATAAACGCAGGTTCTTTTAGAGTATCACCCACTATACCCTTAAAGTTCGGTATAGTTTCCCTTGCTATCTGTACTTCATTTTCATTAATATCTTGACCGTATTTTTCAATACCCTCTTCAAATACACTTAGAAGATTTCCACGCCCACAGGTAGGGTCATATACATTTTTGTAAGGCGTATCTATATAATTTTTAAGTGTTAATGCAAGCTCTTTAGGCGTATAGAACACGCCCTTGCTTTTAAAGTCTTCACGAATAGACTTTATTGAATAGTCTTTCAATTAGCTGCCTCCGTGTCGGTTCTTACTGGTTTTAAACTGTGAACTGTGCCTCCTTGCGACATCAAGGTCAACTTCTTGCGGGACAAAAAAAGTTTTTTCCTCTGCTTGAAGTGCTTGCATTATCATCCCAAGAACATACCTGCATTGTTCATAAGAGCTATACCTTGCAAGCTCACACCCCCTACCGCTTTCAAAATTAATTTTTATACTTTTAGTCTCTCTACTAACATGTATTGACTCTACTTTTTCCATATCAATCAACTGCGTTTCATCAGGTTTCATTAAATACATTCTTAGTTCTCCTTATTTTTCTCAACTTTTACATTCCCATCTAATCTGATTACATTCAATCTCTTCAATAAAACTGTCTGCTAAATGGTATAATAAAGCCGGATCTATATCCTTTAGCTTTTTTCTTGTTCTCAGGATGATACAGTTTTTATCGTTATCTAAAGTCATCTTCAAGCCGTTGTACAGCCTGCCGCTTTCATAGTTCTTAGTTTTTTCCATTTCTAATTCTTCTTAAAACTCCCAATTAATTTTTAATTTTCTTATCGCTTTTTCCCGCAAATCACATCTGTTAAACATAAACCGATTGAACCCGTGCGGGGCAAATTCCCATAATTTATACAAGAATGACCACACAAAATCCAACACGTCATCCGGATCGAGCTCCCCCAGGTCTTTGACTCCGTAATCCATTAACGTGGCAGACTCCG